CATTGGTGATGACCTTGATGCGCTCGGCCAAATCTGGGGCGACCACCTCGCCGACGTTGATTTCACGTCCGTTAGACAGGCTGATGATGAGTGAGCCATCAAAATCGATCTTGGCGTCGATAACAGACACGCCATCGACACCATCTCGGCCATCACGGCCGGCTGGACCCGCTGGGCCCGGCGCGCCATCACGGCCTGGGCGGCCATCAGCACCATCAACGCCGTCACGACCATCCCGACCGTCCGCGCCGTCGCGGCCGTCTTTGATGGAGTTGACCCGCGCAGTGATTTTGTTGCCAAGATCGTCGTGTTTGGCTCGGATATCCGCTTCGATCTTCTTCAAAGCGTCCACCACCATACCAACGTTCTCGCTCACGCGGCGTTTTTGGTTGCCGCGAGCCTCTTGAAGCGTCGCGCGAACCGACTCCAGAACAGCCTGCTGCTGTTCTGGGGTCATATTTTGCAGAATAAGCTGTTTAGCTAGGCTTTCAACGTCCACCAGACAGCTCCTTCGTCAGTTCAGCGAGGAAATCCTCCTCCATTCCGCTGATTTTGTTCTGCTTTTCGGCCATCTGCATCTCGACGATCTTGGATTTGTTCTTGATGTCCGCTTCCTTCAACATCAATTCCGCGATCTTGACACGTTTGTCGAACTCTTTGGATGCCAGCTCCGCATCATTAGGCAAATTTTGCGTATTGGCGGCCATAATCTTTGCTTCAGCCTCAACAGGCTTCAACCGTGCCTCAATCAGCGTATTTGCCGCCTCAGCACGATTGCGCTCAGCCTGCGTCGTATTGACCGCAATCTGTGCCTGCGCTGCCTGCAGTGCCAATTGCTGCTGCAGCTGCTGTGCCGCCTGCTGCTCAGGGTTCGGCTGCGCCATCTGATCGAGCATCTCCATGAGCTCCATACGGTTCGAGAGCGAACTGTTGGCCACAATGCCCTTCAAAATGACCGGCAGAACCGGCGTATCCGGCCCCAGCGTCTGCAGCAGGGCGATAAACTGCGCCTGCTCGTACTCACGGGCGATAATGCCAAGCGTCGCCGTCGGGACGAAGTTCATATCCACCGACGGATAGCGTTCCGGGTCGAACTGCATGTACCGGAAAGCCGCCTTTTTGATGAACGGCATCAGGAAATCTTCCTGGAAGTTCACCAGCGTGCGCTTATACTTCTTGATGATCGACGCCACGGCCATCGACATGCCAGCACTGCCGCCATCCCGTGCCACTTGGCTTACCATCCCTTGGCTATCCAAGGTGCCGGTCGCCTGCAGCAGCATCGTCTCGAACTTGGCCGCAGTCGCCAGGTTGTCGTTGCTGGTCTGACCGAACTTGAACGGGTAAAGAATCTCGTTCGGATTGCCGTTGGTCATCAAGGCCTTGCCCGGACGCACTTCGAACTTCGCCCCGCGCGGCAGGCGCGTTGCATCCATCGCGATCATCGGCGCCGAGGTTAGCGCCAGCCCGTCCATGTGCGACCGAACTTCACCGTCGATCGCCTTTTGCATGTTGTAGGCCTTCTCGACCGTACCACGCCCCGGCAGACGGTTGGGCACCGTGTCGTCCTGATAGGACAACATCGGCCGGTCTTTCATCATGTACGGGCTCTCTTCAGCCTTCAAGAGCGTGCCGTCGTTAGCGATCACTACGATCGCCTCGACCATGTCCTGATAGTCCTCCGCCGCCGATTCTTCCGGGAAGAGTTCTACAACATCTTCGTCATTACCTGTTAGATACTCACGCGGCACCAGCCCGTAGTAGGTCAGCAGTTTGACCTTCTCGTCCTGATACTGGCTGATCTCTTGCGTCGGCTCGAGGTCAGTATCTTCATAGGTCGGGGTGATGTTGACCTTGCGGTAGATGCCGCGCTCGATGTTGCGCACCACCTTGTGGATAGAGACATACTTCTCAATCGCCACACCCATACAGTCGTCGATGGATGTGCCGTTCGGATCCCACAAGAAGTTTTTCGGATTAACCGGCATGAGCTTGACGGACACCCGCGGCTTCTCAACCACGCCAATGGCCGCCTGCCCCGGCTGCCCAGGAATGGGCTGCGTGGCCGGCATGTACTCTTTCTCCATCGATACGACAATCTCGCCCACGCCGGTGCCGTAAATTTCGGCCATGAGCTCAATCTGATCGATTGATTTCCGAATCTTGTCCTTCTTGAAGTCTTCCATCAGCTGACGGCGCAGCATCTCCACGTCCAGTGGATTGCCGTCGATGTCCTTAAGGTCGTCTTCAATGTCGAAAAACTCGCCCGAGCCGAAGATCGCTTCCATGATCTCGGCATGGCGCGTCTCAACAGCCTGTTGGGTCATCGGGGTAACAAGACGGGAACGCTCAGATTCGCGGGTGCGGTCTTCAATCGCCCACTGCCCACGGAAGATTCGCTCGTACTCTTCCCAGTCAGGCAGGAAGTTTACGTCGCGATAGGTACGCCACCTGTCACAGTGGTCAGTAATAAAAGCAACTAACTCTTTATCAGCTTGATCCGGCTGATCAAAGTCGTTTTGATCCATCTCACACTCCAGCGATCACGTCGATTGGCTCCCAATCATCATCCGCGTCGTCCGCAAAGTAAGAGGTTACGGCCAACTGATCTATGTAGGACAATGCATCAGGAAGGTCATCATGCACACCCTGCGCAGGAAATAGCAGCAGTTGGTCTAAGAAGGTATCCCAGTCAGCGGCTTCGTTTAGCACTATGCGGCCATGCTCGAAGCGCCCCTGTAGCCCCCAGATTATCCGGTCAGCTTTTTTACGGTTGCCATGCGTCAGGTCAACTATGTGCGAATATACATTATTCTTGCGCATTAAGTCACTCAAATAGGGCAAAACCGCGTTTTTCAGCGCGCCTCGCTCAATCCCCACCGACATCGGCCGGTAGTCACGCATGGCCATCAGTATCTTCGCCGCCGTCTCGCGGATGTCCCACCGCCCGTGCCAGATGTCCTTGACCCACCAGATCCCATCCTCGGTCACTTTGACGATCGCAATGGCCGTCTCATCCAGTCGCTTCTTGGAGTTTGCCGCCTGCTTGGCCACGTCCTCAAACCCGGCCAAGTCCACCGCCACATAGTAGCTGCCGTACTGCGGCTCGTCGCTGTACTTGACCCACTCTTCCTTGAACACATCCGCGCCAGCATTGGTGAACGACGCCATGTATTCTTGCTTAAAAGCAAACGTCGACATGGTTTTCTTTGCCGACTCGATCTCTTTCGGGTCGATCAGCGGGTTGTCCTGGGTCGTGAAGTGCCAGCTCTTCCAGTCGGGGTCGTCCCCCGCCTGCCCCAACTTGTACAAGTCGTGGAACCAATTGCGCCCCTTGGGCGTGCCGATGAAGAGCCCTCGGCCTTTCTTATCCGACAACGACGCCCGGATGACCTGCTCCCACGCCTCGGGCTTGATATCCGCCACTTCGTCCAGCACCGCGTAGGTCAGCGAGACGCCGCGCAGCGTGTCCGGCCGATCCGCGCCCCTGACGTAGATCGTCGCGCCATTGATTAGCGTAATGTCCTGGTTGTTGATGTGACTGCCCGCGATCACCTCGCGCCCCAAGTCCAGCAAGACGTTCCAGATAATCTGACGCGCCTGCCCGTTGGTCGGCGCCACATACAAGACCGCCGAGCCCGCCGGGCAGCGCAGCCCCTCAATCAGCAAGGTAGTGGCCGCTAACCGGGACTTGCCGCAGCGACGGCCGGCCGCGACCACCTTGAAGCGGGTCGAGTCGTTGAAGACCGTCTGCTGCCACGGCAGCAACTGGAAGTTAAGGTCCGACATCCGTGATGTCCTTGATCTCCGGCGTGTTCACGCCAGAAATGGTGATGTTGATCGCGCTGCGCTGCGCGGTGGTCTTCTCGAACATACTGGTGGGCAATGCGCGGTCCATACACATCTTCAGCGCGGCCATCTGACCTGGATGCGCGTCATCAAGCGCGATGTCGATCACCTTCTTGACGACATCAGGCCCTTTGCCCTCAACGAGCATCTGCTTCAATTCTTTAATGCGCTGCGTGTCCGTTTTGGGCAGCACGGCCGGTGGCACATACGGCGGGTCTTTGATTGGAGCTGGCACTTTTTCTCCTAGCGGAAAGTGGTGGGCGGGTTCGTACAGAACCAGACTGTGGGCATTTTAGCCCTAATTCCGCTTTTTTTGTGGGTTGGTGGCACCCGCAAATTTCTAAAGCCTGGCGCACCCCCTCCCCCCCCTATCAAAACGGCAACAAAGCATTTGACATAACGCTGATTCTACGTGCATGCGGGCGCGTCGGCCGATAGCGGCAAGAAAAAAGCACGATCGTTCGTGCGTGAATGTGCGAAGGGCCTTTTTGCCCATACCTGCGCGGGCCATTGGCCCTACCTGCGCGGGCCATTGTGCCCATACCTGTGCCGGTACCTGAGCGGGCCTGTGCCGGTACCTGAACAGCTATCGTTCTGACCCTATTTTCCGTGAAATATTGTCTATATCGCAACCAGGTTCGGTAGCGATGCCCATTGCGTGCAAGCGCTGATACAAGGCCAGCAAGTTACGGAAGCCGGCGCTGATATTGCCGGCGCCGGCGTGCGCCAATATGGCCGCGTCGGCGTCGGTCAACTGGCGTCGGAATGCGCGGGTGCGAACGGATGATGGTCGACCTGGGTTCATTTTGTAGGCAATGTAGGCAATGTAGGTCGCCATTTTAAATCGCTCCGACCCCCAGCGCGACAGCGCGGC